GCCGTTGTGCTGAATAGTGTCGCAGCGGGTACGCAAGTCCCCGGTCGATTTTTGAAAGTTAACCAGACGGGTACCACGGCCAGCAATATTGTTGGATTGCTCGTCAACAAGTCTTATCAACGCTAAAGGAGTTTTTTGATTATGCCTAAAGTTTACAGCGAAGGTGAAAACTACACGAAGGTACTGCCCGGTTCCAGTGGTGTGGGCAGTGTTCCCAAGGGTAGCAGCGGCAAGGCCAAGACCCCAGCATCCAGTGGCCGCAAGTCCATGAACGTGCAGGGAATGTGCGACAGCCGACCGGCTGATAGTGATCGTACCCAGTCCGCCAAGTAATGAAAGCCAAGGGAAAACCAGGGCGGATAGCTGTTTCGCCCTTAAAGAAAAAGGGCAAGCCCATCAAGCCCAAGGGGAAGCCTGGCAAGAAGCCGGTCGTTAAGCCCCCTCGCGGTGGTTTGGCGGGAATGCTGCGCAAAGGAGCAAGACGTGCTTAAACCAACGATTAATCCCTCCGGGGGACCGTTGAGTGTTAGGGGTGATTATAACCCACGTAAGGGAAATCTTAGTGATTCCCGAACACCGGGTATTTACCACCAGGGCAAGCCAGCTAACACGGTTCACCAAAAGCCGTTGCCCCCGGACGGTGGTCCGCGAATACGGCCTCGACCTCAGCCCAATGTCGAGCCAATGCCACAACCTAATTTTGATTTTGATAGTTTAATGGGTATGATTGAAAAATATAAGATGAATGGTGGTGGTAAGACCGGGGGCGGCAAGTTTGGCCGCTAAGCGTACCCGAAAGAATCATGACAAAGTAACAGAAGAAATTGTCATGAATCTGGCTCGTGGCATTGGGTTCAAAGAATCCTGCCAGATGGCTGGTGTTAGCCAGAGTCAAGGGTACGTGCTGCGCCGGAAGTATCCGGTTTTTGAGGATGAGTGTAAGCGATTACTGGGTAGTGCTCTCCATCGACAACGCTTGACGGTTAAGCGAGGTAGCACCGAGGCTGCCAAAAAGAAGGATTGGCGCGAACAGTTTGTAGTGCATTATCGCGAGACGGGCGATAGAGTGATGGCAGCTAATGCGGTTGATCGCAGCATTGGCGACATCGAAGAAATGCTCAACCCAGCTGGTGATAATTATGATGAAGAATTAGCTTCACTGATGCGCGAAGAGGAAGTCCGCAAGTTGTGGCAAATTGAGGATGCCGCTTTTCGCACCGCCATTAAAGGCGACAATAACACCATGCAGAAATTCCTGCTGCAGAACCTCCAGAAGGATCGATTTGGGCAGGCGGATCGGCATGGTGATAAAACTCTTAACGTGTTTTGGTTCAGTAAAGAAAGTGAACTAAAGACACTAAAAGAATTGGATGGGCTTTTTGATGAATCTACCCAAGACACTGGACCAATACTTGATGTTGGACCAGAAGCTCCAGTCCTTACTGGATAGTGGTAAAGATCGGGAGTACGCCCATTATCTAAGGGTTCTTTGCAAAAATGATCTTTATGCCCTACTTCGTTATGTGCTTAGTCCACGTGAGTGGAAAGACAAAGAAACGGGGTTGCCGTTCTGGAACAAACAGTGGTTAATTGATCGCTGTCGGGACGCACAATTCGACAATCATGACGTGCTCGATGTGTGGTCCCGGTTTCATTGTAAGAGTACAATTAAAACATTTGCACTTACAATTTTTGAATTAATCCAGAACCCCAACGAAACCATTGGTATTTTTAGTATTACCAAGGGAAATGCCGAAGGTTTCGTGATGCAGATTAAGACGGAGCTGGAGCAGAATGAGATGCTCAAGTCTCTGTTCCCTGACGTGTTTTACTGGGATCCAGCCAAAGAAAGCACCCTTTGGTCACTGCAGAAAGGTTTCAATGTCAAACGAACCAGTAACACCAACACAGCTAATGTCGAGCCGCAGGGACTGGTTGACAGTAACTACGCCGGTAAGCGATATTCTATACAAAAGTACGATGATGTCGTTACTGAAGCGAGCGTCACAAGTCCCGACATGGTTGAAAAGACAACACAAGGCTGGGAACTTAGCATGGGTACCGGGATGCCTGGAACCCGACGCCAGTACACTGGAACTTTCTACGCCTACGGAGATACCTACCATACAATTGTCGAAAGAGGAATAAAACTAAGATTACACCCGTGTTATGAAGTTGACTACGATAAGAGCACGTTCGACAAGTCTACGGGGCTTCCTTTGGAGCTTCATTACTTTGATGATAAGCCTAGCTTGTTTGGCGGTGAGTTTCTTAGGGAATTGGCAGCCAGTATGGGTCCAATTACATTTGGATGCCAGCTTCTTTGTAATCCTAGCGCTGGACTCGTTAGTGGTTTTAAGCTTGAGTGGTTTAGAACTTATACCGGAGAAACTTGGGACGTGGCTCGGGATCGACCCCGAGTAATTTTGGTGGATAGTGCTAATGAAAAGAAAAAGGGGAGTGATTACACTTGTATGTGGGTGGTTGCTCTCAGCGACAATGGTATTGCTTACATTGTTGACGGTATTAGGGATCGTCTCAATCTTCGGGAGCGTACTGATGCACTTTTCGATTTACACCAGCGGTGGAAGCCTTTAGAGGTACGATACGAACGTTATGGCATGATGGTAGACGTAGAACATATCCGCGAGGTTATGAACCAGCGCCATTATCATTTTGATATTATTGAAGTAAAGGGGAACACGAAAAAAGATGATCGAATCGCAAGACTAGTTCCATGGTTTAACGCGGGCAGGGTTTATTTCCCAGCAACTCTACCGTACGTTAATTATGAAATGGAAGAAGTTGATTTGACTGAGCAGTTTCTCAAGGAAGAATTCCTGAAATGGCCAACGGGTATTTTTAAGGATATGCTCGATTCACTGGCCAGGTTACGAGAACCAGATCATCCACTGCCGTGGCCCTCTGACAGAGAAGCTCAAAAGAAGGCAGACACACTAAAGTGGCGACGACAGTTCGCACGACGACGTAACAGTACGATGTCGCAAAAGGGAGATTGGCAAGCCGCATGTTAGACTACAAAGATTTCCAAGATCGGATGCGCGATATCGTCGATTACATGTCCTACTGGGATCCAGAGGCATTTGACGATTTCCGGTTCGCAGCCCTAGACCAGTGGGCCGAATCAACCCGGCAGCGACTAGATGAACTTAAGCGCCCCCATTTGGTGCTCGACAAAACTCGTATTATCATCGACTCAGTTGGTGGTAGCGAGGTCAGCAATCGTTATGAGCCCAAGTTTTACCCTCGCAATCTACCTGGTGAGGACATTGATCTGGAAGCCAGTGAGGGAGTAGGAGAGCTTTATCGTTGGGGTCGTCAGACCTGCGACGCTGAGCACCAGGAAAGTATGATGTTCCGTGACACGGCCATTTGTGGTGTTGGGTGTACTGATACTTTCATGGATTACACCGATAGCCAGGATGGCAACGGTATTATCCGCACGGTGCGAGTCCCCGTATTCCAGGTAGCTTGGGATCCCACCAGCCAGGACGCTAACTTCGCTGATGCCAACTTCTTCGTGCGGGATAAGTGGATCCCTGAAAAGGAATTCATCGCCAAGTACCCGGATTTTGCTGGGGTGTACAACGAAAAAGGTGATATACACGAAAGCCGAGTTCTTCAGCGAGCATGGAGCCGGTTAACCAATCGAGACAACAATCGTTACGCAGGCTCCCGCAGCTTCCAGTATTTTGACCCTAAGCATAGACATGTACACGTATGGGAGTACCAGTGGCGAGAGCTGCGACCCGTTACTCGTATTATGATCCCCAACGCCATGGGGCAATACGACGACATGGTAGTGGAGCGTCACGAAGCAGAGAGTATTATTGAGGAGGCGATGCAGGCCAATGAAGCGTTACAAACGATGGCTCAAGAAAGCGGTGTTGAAGTGGCGAGGGAAGTCAAGTGGCACCACTTTGAAAAGTATTTTTATTACAGAAGCATTCTCGCAGGGAAAGAAATACTTGAAGAGGTGGATGAACCGCTCCAAGACTTCACGCTAAAGTTTACCACTGGGTTCGAGGATTTCAGCCGGGGCGATAAGAAATATTATTTTGGACTTATGAAACCGATGCGCGATCCGCAGAAGTATGTTAATTCATTCTTCTCGGCAGCAATCCACAAGTGGTCCACCAGTCCCAAGGGAGCATTCTTACACGAGCCCAACTTCTTTGAAGATGAAGATGAAGCACGCAAGCAGTTCGCTCAACCCAATCCGGTTCTGCGCACGGCGCACGGAGCCCTTTCAGGAACAGCTAAAGATAAGTACCGGATCATAGAGAATCACAATTCCTTCTCGGGAAGTGAGCCGCTGTTTAACTTCGCGAACAATGCTATCTCAGAGGCCAGTGGTGTAAACCCTGCCTACACAGCTGGTTTGGCTGGTGACGTTAGGCGTGCAGCTACTAGCGCTATTGAGTTGGTACAGCAGGGTAATTTAACCACGCTGGCACCTTTATTTGACGGATTACGGCGGTACCGTAAGGCACACGCCGGACTGTTCATGAGCTTCGTGCGAGAGTACATGAACGACGACCAAATTATCCGGGTACTGGGGCCGGAAAAAGCGCACATGGTACAGCTAACTAAAGATGAGTTAGTTCGCCAGTATGACATTGTGGTGTCGGATGGTCCATCCTCGCCGACACAGCAGCATCAAGTGATGCAACACCTGGTGCAAACGGATCTGCTCGGCAGGCTTATCGACACACAGTTGTGGCCAGCTGAGGGTTGGAAGTACTTAGGATTACCCAGTGATCTTGGTACTCAGATCATGAATCGCCAGCAAATGATGGAACAAATGATGATGCAGCAGCAAGCCCCACCCGCCGGGGAAGGCGGAGAACCAATCCCTGAATAAGGAGAGTAATTTTGAGTTTGCAGAATGAAGATAAAGTAAATGAACTAATTTCGGATCGAGATTGGGGTTCACATGAAGATGATTCAGAGTTTGATGGAACAACTAGGGAAACGGATATCGGTGATGGAAACTTATTACCCCCTAGTGATGAATCCGGAGATAGTGAAACCCCCGATGATGAGGCCGCAGAAGCAGAAGATAACGATGATGTAGTTGAGGAACCTAATGAAGAGTTAGAAGCTCTACAGCGTGAGTCTGAAGGACGCCTTAAGGATCTTATTCGTGAGCGTCAAGCACGGGCTCAAATGCAAGAGCAGCTGGCGGCTGTTAATGAGCAGATGGAGCAGCTCCGCAACGACTTAACCCAGGAGGAAACCCCTAATCCGGACGAGGATGAGGTAGCTTACCTGGAACGAGTTAACCGCGACAACGCAGCCGTATTGCAGGAAGAGATTCAATCACTGCGCCAGGAAATGCAATACCGAGAATTAGAGCGAGAAGTGTCGGATGTGGCCGGTGCCACGGTTCACTACGAACAGAGTTTCAGAGAGCAGCATAATGATTACGATGATGCATTTGAACACGTTAGAAATACTTATGTCAACGAGCTTCGGTCCCAGGGTATCTCTGATGCGGAAGCCGAGCAACGAGTATTTGCGATGGGGTTCCATTTCAGCAAGGCTGCACTTATGGAAGGACGAGATCCCGCACAGGCTATCTATGATGAAGCAAGACGGCTCGGGTTTAATGCTGCAGGCCCTACTCCCGAAGTTCCCACGGAACCGGAGATTAAGGAAACACCCAACCGCCCCAGCCTATCTGAACCTGGGATGAATGGAGTAGGTAATTCTACCGCTCGCAAGGGCAAGGTAACTCAGGAATGGGTTTTCAATAACTTGGACAAAGGACAACGCCGCAAGATTTTCAATGATCCTACGTTAAATCGGGAACTGGCTGAAACCGGGTACGTAACACTACCTGCTGACTTCTAAGGTTCGCGTTAAAATATACCTTCGGATGGTACAAAAAGCACCGTAAATCGCGCCCCCTCAAGGCGATAACTGAGGCCACCGAGAGTGCTACTCGTAACTAGCATAATTGTTTTAGTTGATTCATTTAATTTTCATGAAAGGAGTACCTAGTGGCTGTTCGAGAGAATACTTCTAGTAATCCACTGAGTAATCAACAGTGGGCAGAAGGTCTTGAGGCTCAGGTTCTCGATAAGATCAGTTACGTGAATCTTATCGGTAAGTCTAGTTCCGATATTATTCAGCAGCGTGACGACCTTATCAAGGCGGCTGGTGACCAGATTACGTTTGGTCTGAGGCCGCAGGACTACCCGGTTCTTCTTGGTGAATCTGATGAGTACGAAGGCAACGAGAACTCGATTACCACGTATACGGATAGTATCGTGATTAATGAGATCGGTCTGCCGTATCGGTGGAAGACTCGTATGTCTCGTCAGAGGGTTCGCTTTGAGGACAGGGATGAGGCCAAGGCCGCAATTAGTGATGGCATGGCTAACGGTCTGGATATTGCACTCTTTATCCAAGGCTGTGGTTTTGATGCCACGAGCGGTAGTTACTTCGGGTATGACATGGCAACACTGCCTGCTACCATGAAGGGCAACAACACCGTTCATCCTCCGACCACGAATCACCACCTGTTCGCAGGTACCGGCAACAGTGCCGATGAGGATTTGGCGTCGGGTGACGACTTTACTTTGGATCTAATTTCCGAGGCTGTTAAGAAGGCTAAGACTAACACCATTCCGATTCGCCCAGCGCGTATCAATGGTGGCGAGTATTACGTTTGCTTCGTGCATCCGTATCAGCTGGCCCAGCTTCGTGAGCAGGACTCCCGTTGGGATAAGGTCTACTTGGCCGCCCTCCAGGGAGGTATGATTAGCGACAATCCATTGTTCAATGGAACGATGGGTGTGTGGGATGGTTGCCTTATTATCGAGTCGACGCGTGTTACACCGGGCGTTAACTCCAGTACCAAGGCGGTTATCGGCGACGTTAAGCGTGCTCTGTTCTGCGGCGCTCAGGCTTTCACCATTGCGTGGGGCCGTACGGGCGGTGATCCGGGTAGTTTCGTTTGGGAAGAGGAAAGGTTTGGCTACGGTCGCCAGCGCGGTATTGCCGCCAGTGCCCTGGTTGGACTTTCTAAGAACCAATTCAACAGCGAGGATTTCGGTACCATCGTGATTTCTTCGCACAGCGCGAGCTAAAGGAGGTAAAACATGGCAGCTACAGTTGTTGACGCAACCGACAATCGCCGTGAACAGGCTCCTTTTCTGCACGTCGGTCTGACCCCCGTTTTTAAGACGGTCGAGGTCCAGACTACGAGTGTAGATGAAGTTAACGACGCTGTTCTTCTTTATGAGTTCCCGGCAGTAGCGTTCGTTCGTAACGTTGCTGGTGCGGTTACTTACGATATCGGGACTCTCGATTCCAATGGTACGCCCACTTGGGCCGCCAGTCTTGGAATTGGTGACTCCGATGGTGTTCTCGATACTACGCTTAAGACGGGTATTGATGAGGATGACCTCGGGGAATCCGACGCGGTTAGCGGCGGGAATGCTTGGTTAGACGTGGGTGGTAAGTTTCTTATCCTTCGCACTACGACCGCTGCTGCTACGGCAGCCGCCGCCGATGTGTCCGTAGGGTTTGAATTCGCAGCTGGTCTGCGGGAAATCAACCACGACGGTAGTTAATTTTTTACTCTGGCAGGGAGGTTTGGACTGGGCTTACTCGGTCGTCTCCCTGCCCGGAGATTTTTCTTTATGAGTGATCTAGGTACCCTAATATATCGAGTGTTGGATGAGTTGCCCCGCAACACGTCATCCGATGAGGACCGCATTAAGCTGGCCGCCATTGACGCTATTAAGTACTGGCGGACTACACCTTTGTTCTTCAATGAGCTTACCGACCAGTTTACGGTAACTATCGGGGAAGAAGCTTATGGTGATGTCACTTCAGAAGGTGCCGGTGCTGGGTATGATAATACCTTATTGGGAATAAATTGCCTTTATGCCGACGACGCGGGCGGCCATTTTGAGCCAGTTGAGCAATGGCCCCTTGATATCGTTCGTCTCCAAAACACCAATACCACCAGTATTAGAGGTTACCCGGATTTCTTCGCTTTTTTCAACAAACAAATTTATGTGAGTCCAGTACCACATGTAGCTTACGATATCCGTATTGATGGGATCAAAGATATTGGCACACCCGTGGCTCAGGCATCGGCAGGAACCCTACAGTTCTTCGAGCCGGATGGTACCACTGCTTTAACGGATGCGTACACCAGTGAATGGTTCACAGAGGCCGAGGAGTTGATTAGACTTGAAATTAAAATCAATCTGGCGGAGAATGTGTTTAGGGACTTTGGTCTTGCTAATATCCTCCGCAGCCGTCGAACCGATGTCTTTAACAAAGTCCAAGATCGAAAGAGGGCTTTCCGACACAACTCACGAGTCATTCCTTATGAAGCGTACTAGAGTCCCATTGGGGGTATTTGCCCCCGATTCTGAAACGGTTAGTGGTCCAGCGTTGCGGGATGTGGAGAACCTCCTGCCACTGTACGGCTCTTACCGATTTCTTCGTTCACCAACAGTTGCCAGTGTTTTTGATAAGACTGGTAACAATCCTGTGAGCGGGGGATTCGTGCATCTGGTGGACAAACGCGAATTAATACAATTTGCACGCCCCGATGAGGATGTACCTACACCCGACTTCGCCCATTGGCGTGATAATGAAGGCAATAATGAGGGTGATGGATTATACAAAGCCATAGACGAGGCCGTTCCCAATGACGCCGATTATATCTTTGGAGGACAAAGTAATGGTCAGGCTGGATTTGAAGTTAAGTTAAGTGAGGTAGATGACCCCCTGGTTGATACCGGCCACATACTAAGAGTTCGATATTTTATTGATAGTCCGGTAGACACAACATTTAATTTCACCCTTATTGATGATGGTTCCAACATTGCATCAGTAACCCCCAGTTCTCCTCCAGTGGGGGAATGGACAACAGAAACTTTAACCTTAGGGACACTCCAAGCCTCCAGTATTGCTAATTATGATCGTCTATCGGTATCCTTTGCCGCCGACCTTGACTCAGATTTGCAGGTTTTTTACCCGGATGAGGTTGTAGGTAATAGTGGTGGTTGGGAAGGTAATGATGGGGGAACGGACCTACACGACTATTTAGGTGATCTAGCTGACGATACTGAATACATTACTACCCCGAATATTCCAGCGGGGGGTTTTAATTTTTGGGCCACGGTTGGTTTAGAAAATCCGGTAGACCCTGATGTACTTACCCAGCACAAGCTAGACGTGCGGGCCCGTCGTGTTACGATGAGTGCAGGGGAATTAAAGGTTATCCTCAAAGAAGGTGACACGACAATAGCAACATCCACGATCACCTTAAACGATTCCTTTACCACACATTCTATTAATTTTGATTCTGATGATATTTTAAATATCAATGACTACCAAAATCTTCGGATCACTTTTCAGGCTAAGAACACGGCCCTAAGTGGCGCAGGGACCGTAGAAATTTCCGGCATGGAGCTTGAAATGCCCCAAAGCGGAACTTTATTCATTAGCTGGGTGGAGTTTGAGGTGCCCTCAGTGGCGGGTGCCGAAACCAAGGAAGGTGATGTCAACATTCAGTATGTGGGGGATGATGAAGAGTTATTTGAATTGTCTGATGCTTTTGCTTGGTCTGAGGTAGGCCGGGTTAGTAATTACGGCCAAGGTACGTCTAAACCCCTGTCCTGGGACTTCACCAGTTGGGGTGATGACGTAATTGCCACCAACTACGTAGATGAAATTCAAACCAAGGGGCCAACGGATTCTGTCTTTAGTGATCTTATTACGTCTCCTGGGTCTGATGAATACGAACCACGAGCCCGGTTTTGTACCACTATTAACAACTTCCTGGTATTGGCCGACATAAATCCGGACAGCGGTGGTGCTGGGGGTGCCGGTACTTTAGGGACCAGTTTGGGGAATCCATACACAGTTTGGTGGAGCGCCATTAATGACAACCAGACCTTTAAAGAAATTGATCTAACCACCCAGTCTGATTATCAGCCTTTGCGGGATACACCGGGAGCCATCACTGGACTAGTGGGTGGAATTGATTACGGGCTGGTTTTCAAGCGTGGTTCCATCATACGCATGGACTACGTGGGCAGTCTTGAGATTTTTACGTTTGATACCATCAGCTACAAAGATGGCACAGCTTATCCGCGCAGTATTGTCACGGCTGGTTCTGATGTGTATTTTATGGGCGGTGGCTCCATTAAACGAATCCAAGAAGGCCGGTACGTATCCGATATTGGGGATGGGCAGGTTGTTCGATGGTTGACGGATAATGAAAACAATGACGAGGCGATGGCCCAGCGCAGTAACGAGAATACCAAGTTGGTAGATTCCCAAATCATTGGGGCTTATGATCCGATTACGCGGTGCATCTATTGGGTGTATACCCACGAGGGTGCTTCTGACTTCAATAAGGAACGCCGCATCCTGGTGTACAACACGGTAGAGGATAGGTTCACTAAGCTATCTATCGACAGTTCCTTACCTTCCAATACGTACATTTCTCACATCCAGACCATATTCAATACTACGGTAGGTGGTGGACCAGTTACGAGATTACTCCAGGTATTTCTTTACAACCCCACTACTGATGAGCACTCACTGGCGCACTTTACGGGCGGCAGGTATTTGAACAGTAGTTTTGAAAGCAACATCATGGACTCTGAGACATTTGCCCGAGGGGAGAATGTCAATGAGATACAGATCCATCGGGTACGGCCCATTTTTAGGATGGAAGGAACTTCACCAACGTACCCAAGTATCCGGCAGACGATTACATCATCTCACCAGCCGGAAATGTCTTCGACCAGTGCGATAACGGTAGACTCAAACCAACGATCAGAGGCCGGATGGTATCCACTGGACAAGATTAAAGGTGGGGAGTTCTATACATTTAATACTAACATTGAATTCGCAGCTGACCAATTAAGGTATTTTACCCACTGGGAAGTTGAGTATGAAGAAACAGGAGAACGATAGATTGTCTAAGATTAGCAGACAAACGCAGGATCCCGGCAGGTCTTTCGAGAATTTCGTAACTATAGCTGATTACGTCAATGAGATGTATTTTCGCGAATGGCTTGATCCTACACGGTTTACCAGATCGGGTGGTAGTGAAGCCCAGCGAAATGAAACATCGGCTATCACTTTTCCAAATGCTTCAACTACATCGAATATAGCTAATTTTGTTAACAAGGATCTGTGGCGTAGTGGGTATTTCTCTGTTAAAATTTTCTACTCGACGGGAGCCACTACGAACGATATTCTTTTCCGCAGTACTATTAGGGGTTTTAACGAAGATACTGATACTAACGGTACAACAGTTTCAAGCGTAACCTCTATCTTGGCCCCAGCATCGTCCACAGTAAATTACCTAGAGATTGTGTCAATCGAGGATACGGATAGCCCTATTAGTGATCATTATGATATGTATTCTTTAGAGTTAGAGAGAATTGGTGGCGACCCGGCGGATACTTACGGATTCAATGCTTTTGTACATGGAGTATTAGTTGAATTCCATCCCACAACCTAGTCGAGTTCCTAAAGCTGCGATTGAACCCTACTGGGAAGAGTTCTCAGAAGGGCTTCAATCGGCTTTGGACTACAGCGGCAATTATCGAACCCTGGAGGAAATACGGGAATGTCTCGATGAGGGCCGGATGGTGTTGTGGGTAGTAGAAGGATTAGGTTGTTGTACCACAGAACTAATGGAAACACCGGAGGGGGTATACTGCAATATCCCTTTCCTTTACAGCAAAGACCCCCGGGTGGATATACATGGACCGCTCTTGGAGTTGCTAGAAGAAGTAGCACGAGCCGAGGGACTGGTGGGTATTAAATTTATTAGCCAGCGTCCGGGTTATGGTCGTAAGATGAAAAAATATGGGTTTAAGCCTGGGTTTGTGGAGTATCGTAAGCAGTGGTAATACGTGAATTAACGGTGGAGGAAGTCCCCCAGTGCGAGGAAATAGGAAGGCTATTTTACGCAGAGGGAACCATCCCAGGTGAGTTCAATCCAGAGGTATTTAATTCTAACTGGAAAAATTTAATAGACAATAACGTAGGTACTATTCTTGGAGCTTGGAAGAATAATCGTCTTATCGGAGTCCTAGGAGGAGTTTTGGCCCCGGATGTCAACGATGGGCAATTAGTGGCGAATGAGATGTTTTGGTTTATGCTCCCCGATAGTAGAGGTGGGGGTATCAGGTTACTAAAGAGTTACATGAAGCTCATGAAATCTAGGGGAGCCAAGAGGATTACCATGGTACATCTGGCAGACGGCATGGGAAATAGGGTAAAAAAATTATACACCCGATTAGGGTTAGAACCCGTAGAAACTCATTATAAGGGAATTTTATGATTTTAGTTATGGATAACGTAGTCCCTAGTAATGAATTGGACTCCCTGCGCCAGGACGCTTTAGCGCAAAATTTTAATGATGTGGAGTATGATAGCCATATTTTTCCAGGTATAGGAACAGCGTTACCCTTTAGTAAAATGGAGGCTACTGTCTCCCAACTTGTTGGATCTCCCATTGAAGTAGAAATGTCATTTTGGAAAATGGGATTAGCAGGGGAAAATGCTCCTACGTGGATTCATGCGGATTCAGGTTGTTCCCAGCTGGCGGCCATTTATTATTTGTCTGACAGTCCCGGTGGAACCGCATTCTGGAAACACAAAGAAACAGGGTGGCTAGAAATCCCTAAAGAGACAGATAATGCTATGGAAGTGGCTGACTTACTGCACCGGGATACCCACAATGAAGCAGCTTGGGAACAAACAGATTTTATCAAAGGGTTTAAAAACAGACTAGTTATTTATTCCTCAAAGGTTTTTCACAGTAGATATCCTCAAGAAGAAAAAGCCACAACAAAAGAAGATGGGCGTTTAACTTGGGTATGTTTTTTTAATGTAAGGGGGTCGTAGAATGGCCGCAGTAACAGGAGCCGTAGTTGCCGGGCTTGGGTCCGCCTACGGCGCATACAGTCAAAGTAAAGCCGCTAAGAAGGGGTCTAAAAGTACTTCTTACTTAGAACCCTACGGTGGCGCTAAGGGCACTTCTTATTTAAACACATTATTGGATAAAGGGAATGACCTTTATTTTAACACACCGAACCCCGATATTGGCCCCAGTGACGAAATGCGCCGATTGTATGGTGAATTAAGTGGACTAGTTGGTGGTAGTGGTCAAAATGGTGGAGGGGGTTATAGTTATACCGGCGGTGGTTCATCCGGCGGGGGAAGCTCCTCCAGTAGTGGACGACCTGGTGGGGGTAATGGCAACTTCATGAACACCCAACAACTCGGGGATTACCTAGGCAATTATTCCGTTGAACCTAACCAGTGGATGCGGGAAGTGCTGGATGGTAAGTTCTTAGATCAGGGTAATCCTTACGTGCAATCCTTGGTAGATGAATCTTATGAGGACTATCAGCGATCACTAGGAGACATTGATTCCCGTTTTGCTACCAGTGGACGATTCGGCAGTGGTGCTTTGGCAAGGGCTCACGTATTAGCCAATGAGGAATTCAATGAGGGAGCCCAGCAATTACGGGGCAGTCTCTACGAAAACGAGCGCAACCGCATGATGGATGCGATGGGGATGCTCTCGGGTGAAAATACCTCAGCCCGTAGTACACTGGGGGGGACCAACCAGTCCTTAATTGCCCGAAGTGGTCAGTTGGGATCTGCCAAGATAGCAGCCGATGCTCAACGGGCAGCCGCTAGTATGGCCTTGCGTGGTCAGATGGCTCGACTGGGATTTGACCGGGATCAAGCTAAGTTCGGTAATATGATGCAACTTATGGGTGTTGCCGAGGGAATGAATACTCTGGAGAATAAGAATGAACTACTCCCCTACGAGATGCTCAATCAAGCTCAGCAGTTTGGCCTACCCATCCTAAGCACATTCGGCACCCAGCATGGAAAATCGACCCAGCCTTACGCCGGTAATCCTTGGATTAATGCTGGTATTTCCGGACTGGGGGGTTATCTCGGGGCCGGTGGAACTTTCGGTGGAGGAGGTAGTTAATGGGATTTCGTAATATGTTTTTTGGGAGCGGCCCCGGCCCTACCTTTGAAGATCCGGATTTGCAGGCTGATTATCTGCGGCGAATTGGGGCAGCTTTATCCGCCTCAGTCGGCCCTAATGGTATGACAGGTAATATGGCTCAAAACTTGGTAGGGGCCATGGATCAAACGATGGCACTAGAGCGTCAGCAACTTCTCGATACCCGGAATCAGGAAATCCAAGATTTGCGCATGGAAGATTATATGAATCGTGGAGAGGCCCAAAAGTTACGTGAGGAACTACAGCTCCGTCAGTATGAGGATGAGCAGAACGAAATGGCCGGTATTTTAGAAAGAGCTGGTGCCATAGCTAATGAAATGGGCGTAGCGCCCCCTCAGACGCCCGAGGAGGCAAGTTTATTCATTGACCAATACATACGTAACCAATTTAAAGACCAAGCCCCTGAGCAGCCTGCTGTGCGGGGTGGCACGGTTCAATTGCCGGATGGTAGTTTTGGGTTTGTGCGCGAGGATGGTTCAGTGGTTCCGTGGCAAGATGGGGTTGAGCCTTACCACAAGCCTCAGGTTGCCCCTAATTTAAATATCCGCACCTACCCCAGCGAACAGGGCCAAATGATTGTACCAGTTAATCCAAAGACGGGAGCCTTGGCTGGTGATGCGCAGTTACTACCTGGTAGCATGCCGCCGGAGCAAGAAGAGCCGGAAACACCTGACAATAGTGAGATGATTAAGTTAGCCCACCAGTACCGTAAGATGTACATGCAGATTATGGAAATGCCTGAAGGTGAAATTCGCAACGGTAAGTTGGCAGAGTTAGAAGCTATGTTTAACTGGCCCGATGGATTTGATCCGATGGATCCGCTTACGTGGGAAGTCCAATCAGTAGGTGGTAATATCTTTGGTGATTTACTTGAATAATGTTTGACGCTCGATTTGACACGATCTTGGGTTCGGATTTAAGCCGCAACCTAAGCCATCTTCCTGACGATATCCAGGGGAAGATCAGGGAACGTGTACTTAGAGCACATGAGGGCGGAGCGGACAGTGGTCAAATTCAATCCCAATTACGCTCTTTCCTGGGGCAGTACAAGGATGCCAAAGGATCGGCTGTATCCCGTAAAACTATTCGGTCTAAGACTAGGGATCCTAATTATACCCAGTCTCCGGACGTTCTAGATACACCGGATCGCACGTCTAACCTGGGGGATAAAGGTAAGATGTGGCAGGCAGCTGCTTCTAACCTTGTTAATATTCCTCGGGATCTTATTGACGTAGCAGCTTTGGGGCATCGGTACCTAAACCCCGCTGGTTGGATACAGGGGGACAAGGTATTTGACGATACTGCTAAACTGCACGATGCCATTGACAAGGCAGTCCCTATCTATAATGACCTGGGGGAAGCTCGGGAAGTAGCTCGGGAAGATTATCTGGCCACGGCTAATAGTCCCAGTGCAGCCCGCAAAGCTTTATTCGCAGCTGAATTACTAGAGCCTACTTCCAATAACCCAGCGGGCCTAGCCAGATTAGCTGGTAAAATGGCTTTAGTTGGAACTGGTGCTTATGGTGCCCGTAAGTTGGGGCGTAAAATTGGTAGGGCAACGGCACCAACGTTAGACGATACTTCCCGTCAAACGATGCGGCGTAGTATTAGTGGTGCCGATACCCAGGCTTACGACGAGCTGGCAGCTTCCCTGCGCGAAAAGGCAGAACTTAAGAACGCTGAACTTCGCATGCAGGAAGAGGATTTGTTAACTGATCCGGACTACATGCAGGCACACGATACTCTATACCAGGAAATACCAGTCAAGAAAGATAAGCTTAAGTCCCTCCTTAAAAGAGCAGAACGTACTGAGGATCCTATTAAGAAAGAAAGGGTTTTCAACAGAACAGTTCGACTAGAGACTAAGGTGGCCGATACCGAGAACGCGGCCATTGATGTGCTAGTAGATAAGTCCAAAGGGTTAGAAGAATCCCAGGAATTCATAACCGCCCTGGATAGAAAGGCTTCTATTCTAGAGGGACGGGCTCGTGAGATTAACGCGGCTCGTGAAAAGTATGGCGTATACCTGGATGAAGCTAAATTTACGCAGGCAGAATTAGCCACGGCCAATGGGTTGCGTGAGGCAGAGAACGCCCGCCAGCTTTATCATTTCCTGCCCGAGGATGAATTTAAGTCCACGGCGGACATGATTAAGGGAATAGCAGCTCGTGAAGCTAAAGAAACCCCTGCCCTGGGGAAGTCAGAGCAAGGGTTCGATAAATTCTACCAGTTCTTAAAGAAGAATTTCGGGAGTCGACGAGGGCTGCCCGAGGATGTCTTTATGTCCAAAATTAAAGCCGACCAGGAACCTATCCTGGGGGCTTATCAAATGCGGCAAAAGGCAGAGGCTATTAAGGAGCTGGTGGAGCGCAAATACGGGGATATAGAGCTTTACGACCAGGTAGATAATCTATTAACCGCCAAAGAGGCTAGGCTTCCAGGGGATGTCCACGCCATAGCTCAATCTATGCGTGACGATTTAGATAATCTGTCCATGCAGCTATTGGATAACCCCAGCCTGCAGAATGCCAGCCCTGATCTGCGGCAAAAGCTTTCAGACAATCTTGGTAAGTACTTGCACCGGGATTACGCGGTCATTGAAAATCCGTTCTGGCAGAAGGACGTATCACCGGAAATTGTCGGCAAGGCCAAGGAGTTCCTCAAAAGGGACTACGATCTAACCGATGACCAGATCGAAGGTATTATCCGGGCCAGTACTACCCAAAAGAACAATCCACTGCTGGTGCTTAATGCCAACAAAGTTAGTTCTACGGGTAGGCGTGTGCTCAGAGCCCGCAAGAACGTACCACCAGCGATGCGTGCCCTACTGGGGGAACATACTGATCCTTTTCACAAGGCAGTGCGGTCCTCCTACTATATGCATTCATTGGCAGCGGAAATGGATTTTAACCAGAAATTAGGCCCCATGCTAGCGGAGCAAGGGCTTGGTGTCGCGAGCCCCATTGCTACCGGCAAGTTCACCAGGGAGTTACCCAATTCCCCTGGGTTCTTCGTATCCGACGACATCGCGGACATTCTGGAAGAGCAGACTAAGCTCAAGGCCAATAGCTTTAGCCTTATGCTTAATGGTTTAACCAAAGCACACAATACCGTCCTCAGTCCTACTACCCACGTTAAGAATTTTATCTCTAACGGTTGGGTGGCTATGGCGTTAGGGCATATCCCCAATGTTATTGATCCAATCGGGCGTAAGGGAGCAAGAGCACTACGCACTGAAAAGGCAGCCAGTCCCGAGATTACCCAAATGGTAGAGGAGCTTATTCAAGAGGGTGCCCTGGGCACTAACGTAGATGTAGGTGATTTACTAGAGTTTGAAAACTCTATGAATTATTACATGCGCAAAGCCACTGGCAAAAAGGTATCGGAAAAATACGAAAAGCTAATGGATTTTGGAACCAAGTGGTATCTCACAGGAGATAACTACTGGAAGGTTAGTATCTATAACAAGGAAATTAAGCAATACACCAAAGCGCTAATGGATTCCGGCATGACCCGATCCGCAGCCGAGACTGAGGCTAAGAAAAGAGCTGTTAGGGTGGTTCGGGATGCCACGCAGAACTACAATTTCTTGCCCCGAGTGGGTCGCAAGATCCGTGAAAGCGCCATCATAGGGCCTTTCGCCAGTTTCCCTATCGAGAGTATGCGCAACTTCCGCAACTTGGTCAACATCATGTATGACGATTTAGCTGACCCTGTTACCCGCAAGATTGGATTGCGACGGGCAGCTGGTGTTATGGCTTCAGTTACAGCCGAGTACGCGGGCAGTCGTTGGGCTTCAACCTTTACTAACGTGGGCCGCAACGTCAACCAAGCGGTCGTGCCTTTTTTGCCGGAGTACCACCAGGATGGGGAAATTGTTCCCTACAAGTGGGATCCAACCACTGGCCAGATGGAATACTCCATCATGAGTGATGGGAATTACTATAATTATCCCATGTCCATAATGCGGTCAGCTACCGCCCCTAGCCAAGACCCAGCTGAATGGGCGGGCAATTTCCTGGGAGCTGTGGCTGGTGATATAGTGTCGCCCAGTCTTATCCTGGGACCGATATCGGAGTATTGGCAGACAGGGGATATGAAACAAGCCGGTAAGAAACTGGTTAAGAACGTAACACCGGGACTAGTGCGTGATCCCTTGGAAGCAGCTAGGGCAGCCGACGTACCCGGCGTAAGTAGAATTATAGGGCCTACCCCTGTAAGCCGGGCGGATCGTACTGCCATCGAGCAGCTAGGGGGTAAGGCCGTAGGTGTCCAGCGGTACAAGTTGGACATCAAGAAAAGATTCCGAGGGGAGATATCAGAGCTGCGAAGATCTGCCGATTCCCAAGGGCGGAGGATAGCCGAGTTAACCAACCAGTCGGATAAGTTTGAGGCGCAACGCCAGTATCAAGAGAAGTGGCGGCAGGCGGGGGAAAGAACCTTATTCTTAATCCAGCAATTACGTAACGCGGGAATTGATGATTATTATATTTCCCAGTGGCTTCCCTCTTATACTAATAACCACAAGATTTACTTGCTGCAAGGGGAAATTCCCCCAGCACCCGTACCAAAGGAATAAGATTATGCCGTCTAATTTTCTACCAGAGGACAAAGAATTGCTGATCCGGATTGATGAGAGAACACGGAACACCCACGACCATGTTAAAAGCATAGATAAACGTCTCACCAAGCTGGAGGAGAAGGGGGATGCTCGCCTTGAATCCTTGGAAAAGGATATCGAGGGCAAGTACGTTTCCCAAAAAGAATTTATCCCAGTGCGCAACTGGGTCACCGCCATCCTGAGTGCTATTATTACTGGATGGGGTATTGACAAATGGCTGGGTAGCTAATGCTTAAATTCAAGGACAAAACAGTGCGGCTTGATAACCTGCGCCCACAGATGGTGCTGGGTCTAATAGTGATGCGGGACGCTTTGGCGGAACATGGGTACGACTGTATCGTCACTAGCTGTAATGATGGTCACCACAGCTACACCAGCTTACATTACGCGGGCAGTGCGGTAGATGTGCGCAGCAAGCACATTGCCTCCAATGAGGAAAAACAGCTAGTACTGGTGGAGGCTCGTAAGGCCCTGCCCCGGCATTTTGATCTTATACTGGAATCCCTAGGTACCCCCAACGAACATTATCACATGGAGTACCAGCCTAAAAATGACTAAAAAATGGCCATATGTCGTTACTGATCACCAGATCATATTGGATACTCCCATAAAGGGACACGCAGGACGGGTTCTACCCTACGTTAGGCTACTCCCCAATGGTCGTATTATTATTAGCAAAGGGTATGCTTGGGATGGGGCTACCTGGGCACCAGACTTTAAATGGGTGATGTTCCCATCATTGGTGCATGATGCCTTCTATCAGCTGATGCGCGAGGGAGAAGTGGCCCATCGGGTAAAGAAAGAGGCCGACGAGCTTTTTTACCAGTTGATGATACAGCGTGGTGCCCCTAAATGGTTAGCAACTATGTACTACTGGGCGGTAAAAAAGCTCGGTGGCCGTGGTTGGATTAATCGGCAATAAATAGCAACCACAAAGGGTTGAAACTACTCTGTTGTGTGTTGTTACTGGTATTCCGGCGTCTTAGTGCTATGTTCTGCTGTCTTAATAATCGCAGCTCTACCTTACGATCTTCGGGGAAGTCTTTAATGGATTCCTCGAATTTTTCGTTATTATATCGGGCAGCTTCATAAGCAGGGCAGGACCAACGGCAGCCATCATTCCCCCAATCATTCTGGTGGTGACTGGCGGCCTAGCATAGACTCCAGACGTCGCCACTGACTCTTGCTTTTTGGGGTTGGGAGCCTTGCAATAGCTTCTAATAATTTTTCATGTTTTTCCTTGGAACTATCTCTACCATATAAGATCATGCGTGTTTCCTCAATTTTGTCCCTAATCACTATCTTCCCTCCCCGCCTCATACCCGGCGGCGTAACCATCCTCAAAAGAATCCCTGAGGGCGGTACGTATATCATATTCTATTTCAGCAAAAGGAAAAGTATAGTCATAAATATCTAATTGGGGATTAATGTAAAAAAATCGTTCTTCAATAGTTCTTAAGAGTAATGTTAAATCCTCATTCCACATTCTGCTTCCTCCGCATCCGGTGGTACATTTCAATGGCCCGCTTTTTGTTACCAGCGACCACGGCTCTAACCGCTGCCATGAAAGCCCCGGCCCCATCCGTTAAACCATCTAATGGTGGTTCAACTGGCGGCTCAGTAGTAGTCCCCCCATCGTCGTCCTTGGGCTCCTGAGTTGCCGGATCAATCTCCAACCAACCATCCTTCTGCGCCAATCGCCACCAGCTAGCAACGTCTGATAGTTTGCGCTCACGTGATTTGTGGACTACCTTGCCGTCCGGTCCATCTGCCGTGGCCCAAATCTGGTTGCCATCTACTCGCACGGTTCCCTTAGAACCCCTAACGTGCTTGTCATCCTGATACTTAATGGCACTGTATAGGCGGCATACTCCCTTGTTGCCGGAGTCTACCATATTGATGGGGGGTTTAGTGCTATGGTCCCCGCTGGTACAGACTACCAGGGCATCACCATTCTTGAACTTGATAACGTCGATACCAGACCGGAGCCAATGCTCACTCTTAGCCTTGCCCGGTACTCTAGGGACTATATCAGAATAAGCAATACTAAGCTCAAATCCAAAATCATTATCGTTGAACTGAAGTTTCTGGTTGCGAAAATTCTTAACTCTTTGAGCCCCGCCAGTCCGGAAGTGATAACTGGAGACAAGATTTTCCAGCTGCCACCCCAATCCCTGATTAAAAATTCCTCGGGGACCAGCGGTAATCATAAATTTCTTTTCCTTATGAAACCGTCGACCATCATGGCCAGCCTTGCGGTCCAGAGTATATAACTCTAATGAACGGGGGTTTTCCACCAAAGTACGGTACCCCAGCTCATCAAAGAATGCTAGGAATTCCACGGCTTCTTCCTGCACATCCTTGGGACCATACCGATACATCATTCCCACACAGAAACACGTTAGTAACCAATACAGCGGCCCCCACTCACTAAGCCCAGCCCTCTTGTGAACCTCAAAGAATTCCCGTGACTGGGACCAATCCCCCATTACCACACCAGCCGCCGCTGCCTTTACCGCCGCGTGATTATTAGATCCATGCTTCCCCAAGGGAGGCTTAGTCACTGGTCGGGCAGCTTTCTCTGCTTCCTCTGTTAACTTGGATTTGGGATAGTTGTGTACATTATACTCCGGGTTGTCCCGCTGCACTATGTACAGTAATGCGCGGGCAGCTTTTTCTGTTCCAGCCATATTTAGTTCTCCACTTTAATTTCGTCAGTATAAGCTGCATTTGAGCCCCAAGAATAGAGCGCAACGGTGCCTGTAGTGTGGGCTGTATCGGTCACTGTCCCAAAGCAATCTGTGCCGTCAATAGACACAGTAAAGTCATCACCTGAAACAGTAACTATCCATTCATACCAAGCATCATCGGTATAAGCCCCGTTACACTGGGCGGATACTGAATCAACCGCCAATTCTGTAGCAACACCACCGTCTCGTTTAATTAAAATACAACCATTACGCTGATCGTCGCAGTCTACCCGGTAGTTATTATCTTTATCTGTGTAGCGCCACGCTAACCCAATACCATCATCATCAGTATTTCTCATCCACGCAGTAATAGTGTAATCAGTCCAGCTTTGAGCCGCCACGTCGTCCCAATAAAAATAGGTTCCTAACCTACCGGCTGGTGGGGGAGCCGATGACGTACCACCAAAACAATTGCTGTTTTCCCTGGCATGGCCTGTCCTACCGGCAAGCGCACCAGTGGCAACAGTCCAAGCTGATGGAGCACTAATGTCACAGTTATCAGCCTTAGTCCAACCAGTAACATCACTAGTAAAGTAGTCCTCCATCAGGAGTGTTGGTGCAGATGCAGTCCGCCTTACTATTACCTGCCCATCCAGGGGCAGGGCTAGTAAAAGAAATCCTGCCAGCAGCTTCTTAATCATAAGTGTACTCCATACAGATGGCAATGGCGTCCACGGATCCTGTGACTGTACCAAAGTCTAAGTCTAACCTGTCACCATCGGCAAAAGTAGTATCCCCCGCGAACGTGCTATCCGTCACTCCGGCGGTAGTACATGTAATATTGCTACCGTTAACTCCTGTGGCGGTTCCATCATCTACTTCAATGTCCAGCGCCACTGACGTACCACCAGTTGCCTCACAATAAATCTCCGTTGCCGTAACCGCTGCCGGTGCTCGCCACAGCGTTAAGAATTCCTCATCCGTAACTGGGTCTTCTACGTAAAAACAAATTGAGTGGGTAGGAAGTGTAGTATGTGCCCCATCTGCAATAGATGTCCCTAACTGGGTATTAAGCTCTGATAGGCTGTCAAGTTCCGTTTCCTCAATAGGGTCAAACGAAGTCATAGCCGTTGTTACACTGGAGCAAGTGGGGGCTGCCTCATCCGTTAAGGCTGTTACCACTTGGTTTGTGCAACTTCCTACACCAGAATAACTGGAGGCAGCATCATGCCCGGCCCATAACTCCGACAAACTTAATCGCTCATTGGTCCCACCACCACACTGGGCGGTTACAATTTCATCAGTGCCAGCTGCCGTGGTTTCATTGGTAAGGTTACAAATAGTGCTATCCTGCCCAAAAGCCGAACTACCACCCCACGCCAACCCACCAACCAGCAAAATAATTTTTAACCACCTAGGAACCATTTTAACTTTCTCCCACAATCCTCGGGGGCGAGCCTGGAGCAGTAAGTAGTACAAGTGACTTTGGGCGTCCGGGCTCTTCCCTCCTTTTACTTTAAATGTCCAACCTTCTTTCATTATGCCTCCAGTATTATCTTGGAACCGTCCTCTAGTAGGATGAAACCTGATCCATCTTCTAACAATAGGAAGTCTGGATCCCCTGACGGCTGTTGGCCAGTAGGGTTGCCAAAAGGCAGCCCCATTCCCATCCCTAGTACACCGCCGTTTTTCATAACAATCCTTCTCCTCTCCGGATGCGGAAAATCTCTTCACAGGTTTTGCATCCTGACCGAGTGGGGCCGACTCCGTTGTACTGGGGGTGATGGGGACAGGGTTCAATGTCGATTTCTCTGGCCGAATTTTCAAGAGCATCTGCCAGCCGCATAGAGCAAGTAGCGCATTTAACGTACTCCGTTTTCTCGGGCACAGTGAGTAGTGTCCCGCATCCAATACAACTTAGTTTCTTCATTCCCCCAGTATTTCGTCTATAATCTTATCCGCGATTTCTTCCGCCAACCAAGGATCAATCGTAATCCCGGCCTCCGTTAAAATTACATCGACAATACGCTCCTTTAGCGTGCCCTCATAATCGTTCATTAATCCTCCACCAAGCTAAGAAAATCCTTACAATCCTTTATATGGTTTTCTACTTGATCTTCTAGTAATTTAATAGCCTCCACTTTTTGATCTAATAATTCTTTTCTAGAGTAGGGAACTGATGGTTGTAGTAATTCCCCCGGCTCATCGTAAAAATAAGCTCTTTCCTTGGGATCCCAGTAAATAAGATGCGGGTCATCTTCCATCATTTCAAGAATTTCAGAAATAGAATTTATTTTAACTGGTGTGGGATCCCCAAAAATAGCAGGTTTTTTAGTACGAGAAAACCTAACACTCCATAGAAACTCCCTCGTATTTTTTCCTTTTAAGGAAATTACAAATCCTATAGAATTACCATAATCAAATTCATGTTCCACAATAATTGCATTGGGAAACTTCACACTTTTTAATTCAGACCCGGTAAAATTCAACTGCTAAATCTTCTTTGTTCTTGTGGAACACGATCCGGGGTGAGCCCTGACCAACCGGATCGTGACTGGGAAAC